ATTGTTCAAAACTTGGCTCTTCTAAAGCCATAAACCACATTGTTGAATAATATAGTAAAAATATATATACACTTAAAAAAGCTCTAGGGAATATACGCCATGAATCTACAGCTCTCGCTAGATGAATCCATTTTTGGTGAGGATTAACATTTTTAGTATCTTCTAGCTCTCTTATTTTATCTTTTAGAGCACCTATTTCCTCTATCATAGCCATAAACTTTTTGAGGTCCATCTCGACCTCATTTCTGTCCATATCACCTCTAAATCTACTATCTTGATCCATTTATTTATCCTTTGCTTTTCCTACATTTAAAGCTAACCAATCTATAAATTTATAATATTTTTTTATTACTAAATCATCTTTGGGAGTATCTGTGCAAGCTGCAACTATGGAAGCAATCATTACTAACCAAGGTATTACTTGTACCCATCTTATAATATATTCAAAAAACTCTAACATAATTCCTCCTGTAATTTTTTGATTTTATTTAATCTATAGGAATGTATATTTCCTTATCTATTAAAATTTGTCTATTTGCTAAATGTTGTGAGGCAATTTCATCTTTACTTTGTCCTTTATATGCAACTGCATGATGTTTATCAATCATTAAAAGATTAATATTTTTTCCATCACAATATATTTCGCCAAGTACTCTACCAAATTTACCTTTACCATCTACACTAGTTTTTATAACGTGATCATCAGATGAAGCTAAACAATAAGATAAAAAGTCTTTTGCAAGTTTACCTCTAGCTTTTTCATCTAAATCTCTAGTTCTAGATTCTGGAGTATCAATACCAAATAAGCGTACTCTACATTTATGTAGAATAGAAAAACCTAAATCTATAACTACATCTATAGTATCGCCATCAACAACTCTATCTAATTTAAACTTATATTCATACATTATCTTCTTTTACCTTTATGCAAACCATGTCTAGCGTGTTGTTTGCCTTTTCTAGTTGCCTCTCTCTTTTTTCTATTAGCTGCAGCTAATTTTCTTCTGCCTTTTGGAGTAGACTTTAATCTTTCTATTTGTTTTCTAGGAGCATAAACTTCACCTGTTTCAGATGACTTTTTACCACTAGCTGTAGTCCAATCTTGACTTGTCCATGTTTTTAAACTTTTTTGTGTTTTTTTAAGTGCCATATTATTCTCCAAAAATAACTATGTAAGAATCTGTTTTTCTAGGTTTACTAATATAATGCCTTTCTACTATGTGTGGCACATCACATATTTTAAGCAGTTCCCAAAAACTTTCTCTACCAGGATCACACATTAATAATTGTTTACCATCTTTGACAACTCTTTTAATAAACTTTTTCCACTGTTTAATATGTTTTTTCCAAAAACAAACATCACAAGCTATAAAATAATCGTAGTCTATTTCAAAATCTTTTTTAAAAAAATCATCACATAAAAATAAAGTACTTACATTATTTATATCTGCTACACACTTAAAATATGGTTCTACGTTAGGATCTTTATCAACTCCTACTACATTTGCTCCATTTAAAGCTAAATAAGAACTTAAAACACCCCAACCGCAACCTAAATCTAAAACAAGATTATTGTCATGAAATCTTATATTTAAATCTTTAATTGCGTCTATTAAAACTAAACTAGAGTTCCATACTTTATTGCCATGATCTGTATGATCATTACAAGCATTTTTTAATTTTTTTATATTTGGATGATTAGATTTTGGTATTTCTAAATCATCAATGAATATACTATTTGTAACCGCCACCTGCAGCCTTGTATTGTTTTGCTAACATCTGTGCTTTTCTTGCAGACCATTGACCAGGATTACCACCTTTACCGCCTGCTTTAATTTTATTAAATAATCTTTTTCTCATACCAGGTTTTGTGTAATTACCAGCTTCATTAACTCTGCTTTTGCTTTTTTTAGTTTTACCACCTTTTTTAAAATTTAAAGATTCTAAACTTTTTGCTTGATTAGCATGAGCCTTGCTAGCCTTTTTAAGCTTGCCTACAACTCTTGATATAACTTTTTTTGCTCTACTCATGATAAATACCTACTTACTACTAATGCTCCTACAATAAAAGGATATACTCCCCACAACATAAGTTCTAGTCTATCAAACCTTTTAGAACCATCTTCTAGACGCTTTTCTATATTTTCATAACGAATAGCACATTCTTTTTCATGTGAAATAATTTTTTCCATAGAACTAACTTTTTTCATTTTTATTTTTTTCAGATAATTCTTTTGAACTTTCTGGAACATCTATACCATTTGACCAATTCTTTAATTTTATAACTACCTCTTCTCTAATTTGTGCCAACAAAGCTAGCTCTGTACCTTCCCAAGCTCCTCTTCTTACAGAAACATCTATTAGCTGTAAAACATTTGCATAAAATTTTTGTTCATCCATATCTTAACTACCTTCTAATGTAGCTATTCTAGCCTCTAGCTCTTGTATAGTTTTTACTAAGTTTGGCACTAGTACTGAATAATCTAACATCCACTTTTCTGTATCAGAACCCTCTGTGACACCTCTTGCATACTCTCCTATATCATCAAAAGCTTGCTTATAAGATTGTGCTCCAAAACCACATCCATTAGTTACACCCTCAGATGGTCTTGTATATTTTATTGGCTCTAGTTTAGAAATTAAATTCCAACCATCAGCAGGTCCTGTAATTGTTTTGTATCTTTCATCAGATTCTACTGCTAATGAAATAGAATCTCCTGAAAGGTCATAATCAAGTTTAGCTAAACTAGAATTAGTATTTTTTCTGTAGAATCTTATAAATCTATAAAAAGAAGCGTCACCTGTATCTGAATCTAAGGCTAAAACTGCGTCATCATTACTACCTGATTTTCTAATATTACAAGCTTCATTTTCAAACATACCACCACTAAATCCACCACCGACAAGCAAACCTGTACTAATTATAGACGCTGTTTCTGAACCACCTGTATCAAATCTGATTTTATCTTCGTCAGAGGATTCCTCACATTGAACTTTAGTGTCACCATCAGCGTCAGCTATTGATGTTGGTGTGCCAGCAGATACAGTGCCAAAAGATAAAGCTCCACTACCATTAGTTTTTAATACTTGATCAGCACTACCATCTGATGTTGGGAAAGTATAAGCTCCATTAAATTGCACAACTTGGCTTTCATTAACACCAATAGCTACATTAGAACCTACAGTGCTACCATTACCTATTAAAAGATCATCTGCCGAATCATCTAAACCAATATAAAAATCCTGAGCATTACCATCAAAAACTAATTTTGTATCTTCTTCACCTGCGTCACCTATAGTTAAAGTTGGTGTTGAGCCATTTATTACTACAGGACTTGCTATTGAAATACTAGATCCATCTGCTGATAGACTATCTAAAGCAATATCGCCAACGTTAGTAATATTTGCGTCATTAAAAGATGTAGCTCCAAAAGTATTTGAAGCAGCTGTTGATGTAATACCAGCTGCTGCTGTTATACCTCCGCCATCAGCTATTGTGATAGCGTTATCTCCATCTGTAAAACCTATATTTGCTGTTTGCACTTCACCACTTACTAATAAGTCGCCACCTACAGAAGCGTCATCTGTAACTGTCAAATCATCACTAACTTTTAAATCTACTGTTGATAAACTTGCAAAAGCGTCATTTACTGCTGCACCTGAGCCTGCACCATCTAGATAAACTACCTTAACATCTCCTGGACCAATAGTTACTGTAGATCCAGAACCTTGTTTTATTATTATGTTTTGACTACCTGACGTACCATTCTCTATAAAATGAACTCTCTTTAATGTATTTGGTCCTATTGTTATAGTACAAGCACTGTCTAATGTGCCTGTATATTTAATGTACATAGCTCTAGCTTCATCTGCTGAACCATCAGCTACAGTAGAAGCATGAGTATCTGCATTTGTTGTAATAGCCTCAGTACCAAAACCTAAACCCTCTCCAACTAATTCTAAATTTGTATTAGTAGAAGTACCCCATGTTCCAGCTTCATCACCTGTAGCTATTTCTTTTAATCTTAAATTGTTTACATACGTTGCCATAATTTTCCTTTGTTATGCCACCTCTTGCCAATCAGGCGTTTGAGATGTACTTATATTACTATAATTTGGTGTTTGTGAAGTATCTATTGCTCCCCAAACATTTACTCCACCTAAACTTAGAGCTAATGCGTCTAATGTTGTTATAGAAGAATTAGCGTCTGCAGTTACTGTTTCATCCCCTAATGATGTTGTTCCAGCAAAACCTGTAACTGATAAATTGTTATTTGTAATTAATGATTCATTACCTAGTGCTGAAGTTCCAACTAGTCCTGTAACCGCTACATTAGCTGTTGCTGTAACTGATTCATCACCTAAACCAGATGTAGCAACTACTGCACTAACACCTGAAACAGTGCTTATAGAAACTGATTCGTTTCCTAAAGCTGATGTACCAGCAACTCCAGTAACATCAACTGGTAAAGGATTACTCCAAGCACCTTCTCCCCAAGTGCCTCTACCCCAACCATTAATTATTGCCATAGTTAAGCTATTCTAATTATTGCATTTGAAGCGTCTGCTGTAGGAAACTGTATTGTAAAATCTCCAGCAGTAGAAGTTTTATCTGCTCCAAAATCTAAAACACAAACTGCAGGATCTCCTGAAGCAGTGTCATTAAATATTAAACAGCCTCTAGCTGTAACACTTGCATTACTAAAAGTTAAATCAGCAAAATCTGTAAGTGCTGTAGTGCTAGAAGTAGAGGGATCAACTCTAGTTAGAGAAGCTCCTTTAGCTGTATAGTTCGTACCACTAGCTTCATTAGAAGTAGTGTATGCTGTGGTAGAAGCGTCTAAGCTAGCTGAACTTGTATAAAGTGCTAGTTTAAAATCATTACCACCTG